TTGCTATACAGGGTAAGGGTTTCAGGATTTTGGGCTTTTGAACCTTTTGAAACTTTTAGGCAATTATTAAGCTTTCCTTAAGAGATTGGGTTAGCGCTAAACGCTGCCACCGATAAGCGGTAGGACATCGCAGCCTAGGCCGCCCAGGCCATCGGTAGACCATGGGGGACAGATGAACCCCTACCCCTTGCCATGACTACCACCCGAGGAACCCCCCCAGGTCAATACGGAGAGGACAAGAGAAAGCAGCTCCTGACGGTCCTCAATACCTCAGCCACGGGTCTCTTTGGCCAGGTGGTCAAGGCCATGCCGGTAGGGGTTGGGGGCAGGTTGCAAAGGTCCTGGACTCTCACCCCTGCCACCTTAGAAAACCCCCAGGCCTCCATAGGAACCAACTCTACCTACTTTCTACCGCTTGAGCTGGGCAGGAAACCTGGCTCAGGAATCAGCAAGGAGGGGCAAGACTCTGTGACCTTATGGGCTCGGAGGAAATTAAGCCTCTCAGAATCTGATGCAAGGGGCCTAGCCTTCAACCTGTCCCAAAAATACAAACGGGAAGGACGGCCAGCAGCCGGATTGATTGGGTTAGCACTGGGGGGCTCAGCGGGGGGCCAACCAATTCCCAAGACCCTAGAGCAGACGATTCCTGGCTCCCTATTGCACAATGCCCTCCGAGATTTAGAGGCCAATCTAAATAAAATATGAAATACCTAAACAGCTACGTCCAGACCCCTACCACACCCCCAGGCCCCTCTAATCCGACGGTAGGGCCTAACCAAGTCGCTCACCGTCGCAAGAACCAGTCTGGGGGTTACTCAGCGGCTGTAATCATCACGGGGGTTACCTTCCCTAACACCCTGATTTACCAGACCTACAATGACTCTGGGAATCTGGCATCAGATGAGATTTTGGTGAGAGGTTCAAGTGGCTCCCCCTGGTATAAGCTGCCCCAATCTTCCCTAAATTCTGGTGTTGCCACGGTACCTGGAACAATCTCAACGTCTTGGGACTCGGTTACCCCTGCTGAATTGGCAGACAATCAAGACCAGTTCCCGATCACTGCCCTAGATTTTGGGACCTTCTCCAGTGCCTCAGAACCCAGCCAGACAGTCTACCTGTTGAACGATGGCACCCAAACCATTAATCTACTGGACTTAACCGTAAACGCCGCTGATGGGGCTACCCTGTCCGCTCTAGACGGTCGGGTTAGGGTGGACTATGAGGGGGTTTATGGTACCATTGGGGTGGGGAACCCTGACACCGCTGCAAACGGGTCCCTAGTCTATGCTCTGGGCGGTAAGAACTCATACCCGATCACCATCGGCCCCAAAGGTGTTGCCAAGATTACCCTCAATCTGGTGAACTTCCCCGCTACGGGCCTGGACTCCTCAGCATTGGCAGCGGAGTTTGCATTCAATCCCAACCGCTCAGGCTATGCGTTACCTACTTTTTTGGACTGGCAAGACGGGGGGCTCCTTTTCAACCCCCAGAACCCCCCCATTCTCGCAACTAATGACCCTGACAGCCTGGGGATACTGGTTAGCCCTTTCGCTGTACGGGTGGGTGGCATTATTTATCAATCCACCCTTGAGCAGGTAATCACACCCCAAACCACTTCCACAGGTTCCGTACCCTGTCATCTATTTGTCACCAGCACGGGCGTTCTGGGCATCACGCAAACAACTATCCCAGTCCCTACAGGGGGAGTCCTACTGGCAACTCTGACATGGAGTACGGTTACCGGGGAAGTTACTGACTGGCGGTTAACTTCTCAGCCCCAAGCAGACAGGAAATTCTTGACCCCCAATGCCCTGTTAACACCAGGTAGGGGGGTCACTCTAGACCTATCGGGCCTGCTTGTGCATGGTTCCCCTGCCCTGGGTGTGGCAGTGTCTGAGGATGGCTATTTTGTGCCCTATGGCTATGCTCTCTGTGAGGTTGGGGCCAACGTTAGCCCAGGTACAGTCCTAAAAGCTGATGGAGACGGCATCTATCAGCCAGACCCTAACGGTCACGTTTATGCCCAGGCTTCCGGGGAACTGGGGGACCTAGTTCTGTGCTTTGTCACCCTGGCCTCTGGAACAGGTGGAGGGGGTGGAGGGGGTGGAGGTTCAGGCACAAACATTACCATTGGCCGTTCTTCCACCACGGTTACTGTGGAATCAGACACGGGGACGGATGGCACAATTCCCGCTGCCACCACTTCACTGGCTGGGGTTATGTCAGGGGCAGACAAGACCAAACTGGATGGGATTGCCACGGGGGCTACTCTGAGTAATCTCAGCTTTACTCGTAACTCCACTACTCTGACCATTGCAAACAGTGGGGGCACGGGGGTAATTCTACCGGTAGCAACCACATCCCAGGCCGGTCTAATGTCAGCAGCTGACAAGACTACCTTGGACACTTTGTCGGCTGGTACCGCTACAAACTTGACATTTTCCCGTAACGCTACCACTTTGACTGTGGAAAGCAGCACGGGGAGCGATGCCACCTTACCGGCTGCCACTACCTCACTGGCTGGGATAATGTCTGCCGCTGACAAAACCAAACTGGATGGTCTTTTCAACGGGTCTATTATGGGCTCCCTAGGTGCCACATCTTGGACAATCACTTATTTTGGGGCAACTAACACATCAGCCTCTATTGGCTTAGCAGGGGGTGGCAACGTAGGCCTGATGTCATCCGGGGACAAGGCCAAACTGGATGGGATTGCATCAGGTGCCACATTGACCAACCTGGGCAACACCCCAGCCGCGTCAACAGTGGAAATCACAAACAGTGGGGGGGCTAATACCACCTTGCCGGCTGCCACGGGTTCACTGGCTGGGATAATGTCTGCCGCAGATAAGACCAAACTAGATGGGATTGCCACGGGGGCTACTGTGAGCAACTTGGGCAACACCCCAGCTTCATCCACTGTGACCATTACAAACAGTGGGGGGTCTAACACAATCCTACCCGCTGCAACCACTTCACTGGCTGGGGTCATGGCAGCCGCTGACAAGGTTTTTATCACACCCACAACTACCATCTTAACCCTGGTGAACGGTTGGGTTAACTTCGGGTTTGGGTTTATTACAGCTCAAGCACTCAAGCAAGGCCGGTTGGTCTCTGTTGCTGGGGTAATCTCTGGCGGCACTATCACCCCTGGCACCTTGATTTCTACCATTGCGGCAGGATACAGGCCAGCGGGAGCCATGCGGTTTACAGTGGAATGTTCAGCGGGCTTTGTGGCCATCACCCTAGAAGTAGACGGTTCCATTAGAATCCGGGAAGCCAGTGCAGGGAGTGCCCCTGCCACCTTTACCAGTTTGGCGTTTACCTATTTTGTGAACTAACATGACCCCTAAGCCTATTTTGAAGGGGCATAGGCCCCCCATGAATCTACCTAAGGAGGCTAAATTTGTGACCTACGATAAAATAGCCTCAGCCCAACGCTTAAGCAGTGTTGCAGAAACCCTCTCAGCCTCCATCCTTGGACTTGATGCCCAAACGGAATATGGAACCAAGGGGAGAGAAACCACTGGGGGGGTTATCATGGCAGGTTTAGCCCGTGCCCTGGTAGCTGTTGAGAAGGAACTAAGGGATGCCCAGAAACAGGCCCTTGAGTCCACCCCCCAAGAGACGGGTAAAATCCTCATGATGGCCCCAGAAATCCCCAGCAAGGCCCCTAAATCCGCTTAACCTACCCACACTACAGAAATGACCTACGACCATCTTATAGGGGCAGGATTTGAGCGCTGGACAAAGGGCCAATACACCCCAGGGCAAATTGATTTCATGTCTGACAGCCAGTCAGCTAGCATCCTCTACACAGGGGCCTATCGTGCTGGTAAGACTGAGATTTGCTCCCGTGGTGCTATCCGTCATGTCCTGGCCTTTGAGCGGGCCAAATTTGGCATATTCCGGGCAAAGCTCAAGAGTCTGAGGCAATCCACCCTTAAGACGGTCTTGGAACTGGTGCATCCGTCTTGGGTAGAGGACTGGTCTAACTCTGAACTGGAGTTACGGTTGTTCAACGGCTCCACCATCACCTTTTTAGGGTGTGACTTTGCCGATCGGATTGGGTCCATTGAGCTGTCAGGGGCCTTTATTGATGAAGCCCATGAGGCTACCCCAGAAGCCTACGGAATGATTGTAGGCCGGATGTCTGCCCCCCTCACTGTTAACCATGACTATCTAGAATTGTTTCCCCACTATAGGGAGTACGCTGAACAGTCCGTTAACAGTAGACAGGTGTTTCTAGCCTGTAACCCAAAAGGTAGGGCACATTGGCTTTATACAGACTTTGTGGACCCTGAGACCAGGCTCCCCGGTCGGTCTATCTACTCGTCTAACACAATCACCAATCGGAACCTACCTGACTCGTATTTGCGGCAAAACTTGAACCAGTATGCTAGGCCAGGGGTTTCAGAGGCTGAGCTAGCCCAGGAAATCAAGGCCATTCGGGAAGGGTTGGCTCCGGAGGATGGTATGCACCTAATGCCCAAGCTTACCCCTTTTGGACAGCGGAACCTATTGGGGCAGTGGGTAGCACTCGAAGGGGCCATCTTTGAGCTTGACAAGGCCTCTCAGGTCATCACCACAAACCAGGGCCTGGGTGAAGTTGTTCGCTGGTATGTCTCAGCGGATTTTGGTTTCCATCACCCCAGGCTATTGATTGCCTCATACCATGATTGCGGTTCTCTGGTTACCCAAGGTTACTGGTCTGACAAAGGTGTAGACCAGACCCCCCTTCTAGACCAGATTGCCAGGTGGTCTGAGGTGGTAGACATCGCAGGGATTTTTCTGCCACCTGACCAACCTGGCATTATTCAACAGGCCCGCAAACGGTTTGGGGCAGGGAAGATTCTCAAGGCCAACAACAAGGTTTTGGCGGGAATTGGGAGCTGTCAGGTGGCAATCAACCGGGCCATCCTTAAGTTTGCGGGGACCAGGCTGCCCGATTCACCAATCCCCTTTGAACAGAGACACCATGATTTGTTCTGGGGTGAGATGGAAGGCTATATCTGGAAACGTGGCAAGGAGGGTGAATGGTTGGATGAACCTTTGAAGGAAAATGACCACTACCCTGACAGCCTGAGATATTTGGTGCATAGCCTGGTCACCCTCAGGAAACTAGACATTCACCCACAAAAAGAAGCCCCCCCAGAGAAGTGGGGAGGCCTTGATTACTCTTTATTGGAAAGTTATTAGAGCAGTCCTCTCCTTTTGTTCCGGTTACAGGTTGGGCACCTATGGCCTAGGCTAAAGTTTTTAAGGGTGGTTTGCCAGTAGTGGCCATGGTCACACCTAACCTTGATGCCACCCTGATAACTTTGGTAGGGGCTCAATAGTGAGTAGCCCCCCGCTCCCAATCTCTGTCTACAATCCTGCTCGGTTAGCTGCATGGCCTTAGCCCGGTACTCACTTGAGCATAATGAACACCTATGCCCTGCCATCCAAGTTTGAGCTTGCACATTGTAGATATGGTGGTTGGGACACTCTACCGTAAGCTCAGACCGTGAGTTCACATAGAACCCAGAGAGCTTGTAACCCTCGCTCAGGGCTTCCCCTTGTAAGCGTTCCCATGTAACTTTCCTTTCTACTCGCATTTTAGACTCCTGGTCTCTTCTAGTATTTCTTTAAGCAGGCTTCGGGTGGTGTCTGCTTTCATCAATGCCCATTCTCTGGCATGGGGCTCCTGGGTTTGGGTGGCATAGTTCAGCCAATAAACCAAGTCCTCTACCACTTTTAAGCGGTTGAATGCCAGGGCCTTAAGGTTTAGGGATGTCTGGTAAGTCACTTCCATAGCCTCCAAGCACTGGGCTTCTGAGGGCCATGATAGCGGGGATCGGCGGGCTGCTCATCACTGGGAGTCAAGCTGGGTTTTAGCCCCAAGCCTCTGACAAACTTTAGGGCCTCCTCTAAATCGGCAGTGGTCCTAAAGGTCTCAGCTTGCCAGATGTGAGTAGACCAACCATTATTGGGAGTCAGGTACTCAATCATGGTAAGGGGGCCTGATTTAGAAATGACATAGATGTGCAGGTACCCGGAGAAGTTTTCAACGTTTGGTAATGTCATGCTCTGAAGTGGTTTGGGTGTGATCGGGAATAGCGATTGAAACAAGACTGAAGGCCTAGGGCTGAGGACTGGGCAAGGTAGTCCCCAGCCTGCTCCCCTGCCCAACTGTCAAGCAGGGCCTGTAAGGAATTGCAGCACAACTCCCGCTGCTTACTGGCAATGGTCCGTCTTTCGTTGGCAGCCAACAAATAGAGGGCTCCCATGAGACGGCTACGGACCACTGCCAACTCTTTTAGGGTTGTGATTCTCTTCATGGTTGGATGTAGTATTTGATTGAAAATTTGGTGTAGCCAAGGGGCTTAGATGGCAGGGGAATGGTTGCTGTAGGAGTTACCATGACCCCATTGGCAACATCAGGGTATTGGACAAAGACCCCCATACCAGACGAGTGCAGGTAGTAGGCAGAACCCTCCCGCTTCTCGCCAAAGGACCGGGCTGTTTTGAGCATGGACTGATTTAAGACGCGCATAGTAGGTAGGGTGGTAGGGTGTGAATCACAAGGCCCCCAAGGTAGGGGGCTGAGGGGGTTTAGGCCAGGTTAAGGGCCATGGAGACCTGTTCATACAGGTCAAAACTGGGCTCCTCACCCAGGGCCTCAGTAATGAGGTTGAAGACAGAGTCCTCAGGGTCAAAGGACCCGGAGCCCAATAGCTCCTGAACTTGGTTGTGGATGGAAATGTAAATGATGGTGATGAGTGAGTTGGACATGGTAGGTAAGAGGTAAAGGATAGTGGACCGCAAGGCCATCCTGTGGGCACCTATGCTCCCTCAGGCGTTGTTTAGTTACCGGGGAACGAACCCGGTTGGGTATGTACACAGTATGGCCCCTATCATCTGGAGTGTCAAGCAATAATTTTGAATTGGCATTAAGAAACCCCCCAAGCTGTTGAGCCTAGAGGGTTTCAGGGTTTTGGATTAGGTTAGGGCTGCAAACATTGCATACTTATAGGCCTTTCACTAGAGAGCCCATTGATCGACTGGCGATGATGGTCTGTAGCTCGAGTGGTAAGGCCTTTTGCTTAGCCATTGAGGCCAGCTGGGAGACTGTCTTGCCCTGTAACTGGGGGTACTGATTACCAATGGCGGGTTGCATTTGGCTGATGGTCTGGCTGATGATGTCCATGGGTTTGACTCTGGAGGCTTAATTTAGTTGTTCTCAGGATAATCTGAGATTGGGATAAAGTCAATAACCTCATCACCGAGATAGCCAGAGTTGCTATCCCGAGCCAGAATCGTAATCCCATGGCCGTAGAATCGAATCACGGGGAAATCCTCCTGAATGTTGGGAACCAGGCTGATATTGATTTCCCGTAGGCCTACTACACCAAAGATTTCCTCAATCTGGCCGAACCAATGGGAGCGCAGTGCCCAGACCCCAAAGGCTGACTTTGCATGGAGGATTACCAGGGTGGGCTCCGGGTACTCTGACAAGTAGTACTTTTGGACTACTTGTTTAGCTGAGCGATTGACGATGAACGATGCAACCTTGGCTGCCAATTTTTTAAGTCTCATGGGTTCCTAGGGGATAAGTGTGCCTCTACGTTGGGGAGTCAGGTAGACTACCCA